TCAGTGCGCAGAGACTTCTGCTGAAGGCTAAGAAATTTCACCAGTCACTTCAAAGGCGTATTCCAACTATCCCTAAGTTAGACCACAAGTCTACTACTGAACTTAGTTTCATTGATAAGAAGACTGGTTTCTATTCCACATTCTATATCTTTAGCTCCAGAAGCTATGTAATAGGTCGTGGTGAGACAATCCACAACCTACTGCTCGATGAGTACGGCTTCTGGCCTCCTGGCACTCACGAAGAGGTCTTTGCCTCAGCTGTCCAGAGAGTTCCGTTGAAGGTAGGAACTAAGATTAGAATAGGGTCAACTCCTAACGGTGAGGATAATCCATTCTGCAAGATGTATAAGGCTGCTGAGGAAGGTAGTAGTATAGGTTCTGGTAGATTAGCATCTGTGTATGCTCCTCACTTCTATCCTTGGTTCATCCATCCTGAGTATGTGATGTATGCAGATGACCCGTTCTGCCTTGAAGGCGATAATCGAGACCCACTGCCTAACCTATCGGATATTGAAATTACACTTATGAGGAAGATGATTGAGCAGTTTAGCTTTGATGAGTTTACTGCATTAGCCAAACTTCGCTGGAAGAGATACAAGCAGGCTGAGATGCGTAGCTTGAGACTGACTGGTGAAACTGTATTTATCTTTGAGCAGGAGTTTCCTGAGGATAATGAGTCTTGCTTCTTGACAGCAGGTAATCAAGCATACTCGTCTGAAATCATAGACAATAAGATTAGAGGCTGCCATCCTGCGCTATCAATTAAGGTGTGTGTGAATAAGAAGACTGGTACTTCCGCAGATGCCCAAATCTGGCACGATGTAGAGCCTGGGATACCTTACATACTATCCATTGACCCTGGGAAGGGGAAGGTATCTGAGTCCGTAGCTCACGTCTGGCACTTTGAAGAGGGTTTCCAAGATAAGCTAGGTGTTGAGCATCCGCCGATACTAAGACACTGTGCTACCTTATCTGGCTGGTATGATGAGTGGGAGATGGCTAAGTATAGTGAGGACCTTGGATACCATTATAATACTGCTGTGATATGTCCTGAAGATAATCTGGATACTGTTTCTCATCTCAGAGAATATCCAAGTTTATATTATAGAGAAGATGTCCGTACTGGTAAAATGATTCGAGCAGTTGGGTGGCAGACAAACTCTGCAACTAAACCTTATATGTTGACAGAACTTAATCGTAATATGGAAGATATAGACTGCTGTGATATTAGATTCTGGTCTCAGTGTAAGAATATCCGCAGAGACCCAACTATGAAGTACGGTATCTCAGTAGTAGGAAGAGATGACCACCACGATGCAGGTGCTATTGCAGTCGTGTGTCGTGGAGTTCAGTCTATAGCTCTTGGGTATGCAGGTAATACTGGTGAGTCAGGCGGTTGGGACGATTCTTGGGGGAAGTGATAAAGGAGGACTCTGATGATAAAGAACAATACACAGAGTGTAATAACTAAGTGTAATGAATTAAGGGACTTCTGGGCGCCTAGAAATGCCAAGATGAAGGTTTGGTATAGACTCATTCAGTTGGTTGACGAACTCAAAACTGAAAAAATGGAGTCGTTTGTAGGTAATGACCCGAGGAGTATGTTTAACCTTGTCCTCCATATGTTAGATGTGGAAGTTCCTCATCGCCTTCGTAACATTGAGGATGCTGACTTGGAAGTGCAAACAGCTTCTGCTGAGGTTTCTAAACTCTTCGACACAGCTTGGGCAGATTTGGAAGACAACTTCAGGCGCACAGGACCTAGACAATCCTTAAAGCGTAGTCTTATAGGTCTTCTCCTTGCTACTGGCTGGTATTCAGCCTGGGCTGCTATCGGAGACAAAGGTGACCGAGCTTATATTGACTTGTGGAATCCTGCCCAAACTTTCCCCATGTGGGATGGAGATTTAGGGCTGAGTGAGGTAGCTCATATCTATCCAGTTAATCCTTCTAGAGCCAAAAGAATGCAAGTGACTAATGGTTGGAAGGACTTAGGAGCTATGCACGGAGACCAAGTCGTGAATGACCTCTGGTGGGTTGAAGTTGATACAGCTTGGCCTTACTCCACCCGAGTATGGAATGCTGTAGTTTTAGCAGGCAAGCTCGTAAAATTTGAACCTACACGCTTCAAGCATATTCCAGTTTATGTTGCGCCTATCGGTGGGCTTCCTGATACAGGACCTCTGTCTGAGGGTACTGAGTTTGGTAGTTCTGGTCGGGCAGGTAGCCAGACAAAGGGAGACCGTTGGAAGGAAGAGATTGGGCAGTCTATTATAGCTACTAATGAATCCATCTATAGAGCCTGGAATAAGTGGTGGACATTTAGTCTACAACTTCTCCGTGATACTGCTCAGCCAAGAATATTTGAAAGAAGCCGAAGCGGTAAGGCTATAGTCAAGCCAGAAGATGTCTTCCGCCGAGGTGCTATATTCCGTGGAGGTGCGGATGATGCCGTTGAGTTCATAGGTGCGCCTCCTATCCCACTGGAGCTTAGAAGCACTCAGCTTGACCTTGAAGCTATGATGCAGAGAGGCGGAGTGTCTTGGGCTATGCACGGAAGTGTTACTGGTCAGCTAACTGCTTATGTTATGTCCCAGATAGCCGCTTCTGCTAATCAGGTTATGAGACCTTATCATCAGGCTATACAAAACTTCTTTGCTGACATAGACAACGACTGGCTGGAGGATATTAGAGAAAGAGGAGTTAGACCTTACGGTTGGAAGTTACCTGAGAATCTACCAGACGATGCTAAGGTTACAGCCGATTTTGAGGTTGAGATTCCTGGAGACCTCGTGCAGCGAGCTACTGTAGCAAGGATGCTTGACCCTGAGTTCGCTCTGTCATACTCGTTTACACTCAATAAGCTATTCCCTGAGATTAAGAACCCACTACAGGAACGAGCTAGGCGACTGGCTGATATGGCTGAACTCAGCCGTGAGAACTCTGTCATAGCCCAGATTAGATACTATAAGAAACAGGCAGCATTTCTGTCAAAGACTGATGCAGATGCAGCTAGGTTGTATGAACTTGCTGCAGAGGCGGCAGAAGCCCAGTTAATCCCTCAGGGTAGTCCTCCCCAAGGTCGAGGGGCAATAGGTACTAGGACTGAAGGATTACCTAGGTTTAATATACCTGAAGCTCCAGTGTTATAAGGAGTTTATTATGCCTAAAGAATCGCTTAAACCAACACTTCCAAGTTTGTCACTGACTGATAAGGTTGAGGGAAAAGAACCCGAATTAAAGCTTCCTCCTCCACCCGAACCGCCAGAATACTACCCTGGTTACAAGACTGAAGTTGAGTCATATGGTAAGTCTGTATATCAGGCTGACAAGAGAGTCAAGAGTGCCTATAGCGCCTTAGTGAAGACTCAGGAGAGAGGCTCTTCTAGTAGTTTTATGGCAAGTTTGAAAGTTGGGTTAGCTGGTATATTTCCTCCTCTTGGCTTGTACCACGCCTTCCATAGACCGCTTGTTCCAGAGGAGTATGACAAGGCTCTAGCCGAAGCTCAGGCTGAGTTGGATGCTGGAACTGTCGAGTTACAATCTGCTGAATGGAGACTACAGGTATTACATACCTTACCAGCTTATCTGTCCAGCAGAAGGTATACTGTAAAAGACTCAGATGATATTCTGGCTTTGATTCCTAATGATACGATAACTGACTCAGACCGCCAGTGGCTTCAGAGTGCTCTTGGTAAACTTGGATATTTGGAGAATTCCTTGCCTGCTGATTTTGAAGGTACTGTGGATGAAGTCCAGCAGAAGATTCTGGACGAGATATTAGCAGAACCTAAGCTTGAGTTCAAGGCTGTGCATAACTTAACAGTCGAGGAGCTTATGCGTTCCTTCCAACCTTATGCTATTGAACTCCCTGAGGGTCTGTCAGTAGAAGATGTCAGAAGCGTAATGTCTCAGCAGGGGCTGGAGGATGAGGCTGCGGAGAAGGAGCTTAGTGATTACTTGCTTGAAAGAGCAAATCAGTGGGCTATAGAGACTGACCGACTGAATCTTGTCCGTGCTGGACTGCTACAAGCCGAGTCTCCTAGCTTGACTCCTATGGAGTTTGTTAAGCTACTCTTTGTTCAACCTCTAATGGCAGGTATTGAACTGCTGGATAAGTATTTTAATATCCTACCTAGACCTCTTGCCTCCGCCGCAATCATTGGAGTTCATAATCTATTCAAGACTCCTGACGATACAATGGCTGGAAGGATGAGTAGCTTATATCAGTATTACCGTTCTATGGGAGAGTCGGACTGGTCTGCCTATGCTAAGGCTCTGAATGAGGTAGATGTTCCTTGGTATGTCAGAATAGGTGTTGAGGTTGTATTCGACCCGACCTCCTACATAGGGTTAGGTATTGCTACTGCGGCTGCCAGTAAGATTGGCTCGGCTTTATCTAGAGTTGGCTTAGGATTTATAGGGGCAAGGATTGGACCTTTTGTAGGCAGTATAGAGAATGGCTTTATCCGAGGTGCAGATGCTGCATTTCAGGTAGGTAAGGAGATTGTACTATCTCCTGTTAAGGGTAGTTTCTGGTTAGCTGGAGCAGGGTATCAGATTCCTAAGACAATGACTATGATGTCCAGAAACTTTGCTCGTCAGAGTTCAATGAATTTCAAGGCAGTATTAGATAGAACTTATCCTAATGTTCGTAATCTTCAGGGCTTGACTGCTAAGGATATCCGTGAAACTGCTGAGGCTTGTGTAGATGCAGCTTTGACTAGACCTTCCGAGGGCTATGACCTTATGGTGAAGACTGGTGCAGAGCTTATGGAGTTCGACTACCTTGATGCCTCGGTAGCTAAGAAACTCATCAAAGGTATAGCTGATGATGCTATGGAACTGGACACAGTACGTCTAGCCAGAATCAATGATGATGTTCTGAATATGTTCTCGGGTCAGAGTCCTCAAATTACAGCAGGTAATATACTGACAAAACTTGGTCTTGAGCATACTGACAACACAGTTAGTACTTTGCTCTCCAGAATATCATCTATAAAGGATGATATTGTAGACGGAGCCTTGAATGCCTTTAAGTCTGATAGTCCAGTTGACCAGTTAATCGGAATGTTTAATCATCTGGAAGCAGTTAGGTACTCTAACCTAGCTAGCCCTATATCTGCTCATATGACTCAGGCTGGTCAGACTATATCTTGGGTCAGTCGAGTATCGGACAGGGTTATGACATCTATGCAGTTAATATGGTTAGAGCGCAAGGTTATAATGCCGTTTGCCAGGTGGAACTTGCTGTTTGCCAACTTCGGTCCTTTCAATTTCCTTGAGAATATGCAACGGAGTTTCCTTGGCGGAGCAGAGATAATGTATCCTAGAGCTTATGGCGGAGTGGCTGAGACCAACCGACTGTTCCGAGGTCTCACCAATGCTCCTTATGAGTTACAGATGGCAGAACGTGGAATCAACAGAATGGAGATGGCTTTGATAGACCCTAAGACTGGGAGCACTTCAACCTTCCACGGAGGTAAGATTCCGTTCGTAACTAGAGGAGTTAGGGTTGGTGGAGTTGACATCGGTAAAACTATTAACATTAGAGGTATAGACCACAAGATAACTGACTTCCAAGCCTATAACGATATGTGGGAGTATCTGACTACAGTACAGCGGTCTTATGACTATCAGGTACATTATATGAAAGCACTACCAGAAGTAGCTCCTGTCGAAATGCGCCAGATTACTGAAGCTGTTATCGGGAGAAGGAATCAGCTTAAGAGCATATCCAAGTTCTCAGCCTCTGACGTAAGGGATATTGAGAGGACTATTCTACAGGATGCTACTGTAGGACCTGATGAAGTCCTCTTCCATTCCAAGATAGACTCTCTTGAGTTTGAACGCAGGCAAATATCTAAGGAGCTTGGCAAAACCTTTGATAAGTGTACTGATGTTCGGTCAGCTACTAAAGTTGGAATCAGGGATGAGGTTCTGGACGGTAGTATATTCTCAGATGTTGATGGTAGAGTAGCTGCCTATGTGGAAGCTGAGAGAGAACTCAACATAGCTTCACTGGTTAATCAGACTGATGCCTTACAGAAGGAAGCTGCCGACTTTGCTATCAATCCTCCGAAGAATCTTGATGAGTTCCTTGGTGATATGGATAATATAACTGCTATGCAGGATGCAATAGGTGAAAGGATACACGATTATCGAAGGCTTACTGAATTGAGGTCTCATAAACTTAAGCCTGGGAAAGAGGTTGACGACTTCCATACAGGTTCTAATAAATTACTTGGTGAGTTTATGGAGCAGTCTCAGGAACAACTGGATAACATAGTCGCCAATATGCAGAAGTTCTCAAAGGAGCTTCCAGTAGGGTTTAAGATGACAGAGCCTCAGCAGGCTGTCGTGGACTCCTTAGCAGATATCTATAGGCTGGAAACTCGGAATATCCTTTCAACTCGTAGCCGTCTGGCAGAGATTGAGGCTAAGATTCCTCGTACTCCTCCGAAGAGCCGTGATACTCGGTTCTGGCAGCAGCAGAGAGCAGAGAAGGCATTTATCTGGGATGAACACGAAGTCAATGCTAGGAGGCTCAGGAATCTGAGATGGAATAATAGTAGGTACTTCCTTAATAGTATCGGTAAGCCTTCTTTTGTTCCAGATGTTATACCACCTGTTGTTGGAGAGCTAACTCCATCTCACGTTGCTTATCTATTCGGAGTAACTGGAGATGATGTCTACCGAGGTTTAACCAGAATGCACCATCACGCTACTATCAGACCGAGGGAAGATTTCATAGACTATGTTAAGAATCAAGCTAATGCCTATGCTATGAAGTCTCAAAAGACTGCTGCCGACATAGGCTTTACGGATGAGGCTATAGGTGAAGTGTACGACCAGCTGTGGAGAAACCTTGGGCTTGACCCTATGGCACTGGCTCCTGATAGTCCGACAGTGATGCAGATGGAAGAGATAAGACAGGAGTTGACCAGGCTCAATGTAGCAGTCAGGATGGATGAAACTGACATAGCCAAGT